ACTTCAACTAATTTGCGTGTTTGTGCTGCTTTCCAAATATTCTTATTGTTATTTATGATGCCCATTGAATTAGCATCACGAACAAGATTAGGTTGAGATTCTATTGGAACTAACATATTAAGTAGACAAAGCTATTCCTCGAATATCTCTAAATCTTGGAACCCTTGCGCTGTTGGTTGTCTTAGGAACCAATTTGATAGAGAATGTAGTAAATGGTGACAAATCATCTACGGTGTAAGTATACTCGCGGAACGAACCAAGATTATTCTGAGGTGTTTCATCGATTGTCATTAATGTATAAGGTAAATCGGTAAATAATCTAGTATCTGTGGATTGACCAACGCGATAATAAAGGTCAAAATCAGATTCCAATTCCTTGAACGCTGTCAAATAAATTTTGATGGCGTTAGCAGGATCCTTCAATGTCAAAGGACGAGTAATATAACGAGAAATTCCACTGTTAAAGAATGGAGCTTCTTCGGACTTATAGTTGTTGTAGATCGTGATGGTTGAAGAAGTTGCCACTTGAGTGATAACTGTCTTATCCAAAATAATCTTGCGTGGGGAAGGAACGTCTACAATCTTTGCCGCAGCACTAAATGAGGAGGCTAAGTTAACGTTGGATCCAGAAGTTGCGATTGTAATAAACTTACCGAGATCGTTAATGCTAAAGGTATCTGTACTTACATTCAATGAATTGTCGGTTGCTGTGTAGGTAACAGATAAAGCACCTCCACCTAATGTGGTAGCATCGAATGAATCGGTAGAAATATTTAGATCGTCATATTCTTGGGTATTGCAACGGTTTCCAATTACAATCATACCCATTCTTTGTGTATCGATCACAGGAGAAAGATTCTCTCTGGATGATGATAAGGTTGCGTTCAAAACGAACGATTTATTGTTGTATGCACCCATACCGGCTTGCATTACATCATTTTCGTTTACGGATGAAGCGATTAACTTTGGCTGCGTAAATGTGAAATCTTCATTGATAACCACATTTTGCCAATCTGTTGCCTTTACATAAGGTGTTTGAGTTCCACCAATTGTCTTTCCAGAAGTGGTCTTCATTCTCCAATCAATGTTTGTGTTTGGTAACACAACAGTTTGAACGATTGGGTGACAAAGATCCATTTGGATATTTCGTGTAACTGTCATACCTGCGTTTCCAATCAATCCGCTGTCTGTTGCGGCTGTTGTTACGTTGATAGTATAAGAGTCAGCGGTAACATTGGAGATTTCATGATCTCCATTAATTTCTGCGATAGGAATACCATTCAATGTGGTTCCAGTTACTCCAGAGATTGTAACGATGCTGGAGGTTCCTGATACTTCTGGCATTGCGTGTTGCTTGTCGTATACTCGAACCAATGTAGATCCGCTCTTAGTTGTCATCTGGGATGCATCTAAGGTTTTGCTATCCAATACTTGGTTAACCAAATAGATATCGGAGGTTACATCAATGTCGAACGATGCGCGTCGGATGTTAAATTTCAAATCCTCATATTGTTCTGCTGTCCATGTGGAAGCATTTTGAGATTTGAATAATACTCCAAGATGTGGCTGCTTTGAAATAGGAGTTGTAGTTCCGATTTCATCTTCACCCATTCTAGATACCCAAGTGGTATAATTGTCTGAGTTAGCCATAATAACAATAGCGTATTCAACACCATCTCTGATATAAACTGGTGCAGGGAAAGTGAATGTTGTAGCTAAGTTTAATGTTCCATCAGGATCAACAACCACATCAGAAGGATTCAAAGTGATTTCTGAAAGTGGAAGAATCTTTTGTCCTGGGTAACCGTTTACAGTATTGCGAATCTGTATTGTTACAGGAATTGTTGCATCTTTGGTAGCAAAGAAGATATCGATTTCGGTCAAGAACAAACCACCTGGCTCGGAAGTCAAGAAGGTTTGTGCTAATGGATCGATAGGAATAATACGAGTATCGTCTTCATTACCTGTAAAGATTGTTGGTACTTCTGTAGTAAATGTTTCGGATGTTGAAACTGTGCTGGTAAGAATTCTGCTTTCGCTGGAATGTGTACGCACGATTTCTGGAGTGCGAGTCGAGGTGATAGTACCTTGACGGCTTTCTACTAATCCACTTGCTTGGTAAGATGCATCTCCCCATGTGGAGATGATGTTTGTTCTGTTTAAGGTGTCGTCACAAAGACGGAACACTCTAAGACCAGTACGGAAACGAACCAAATCGGTATTAGGAATTCTGTAAATTCCTCGAACTTCTCCGTTATCGTCGGTCTTCAATTTGATATAAGCGTGAACTACTGCTCCATCTTCAACCACAACTGAAATGTCAGTGGATGCTGGAGCTGTTGCTCCAGAAACTGCTCCAATAGCAAGAGTTGGCGCTGATGTGTATCCGCTTCCACCTGCTGTGATTGTGAAGTAGGCCAAACGACCATCTTCAATCACTGCTGTAGCTGCGGCACCAGAACCACCACCTCCGGAGAATGTCAATGTTGGAAGAACAACATCATAACCAGAGCCACCTGCTCCAGAAACATACTTTGTAACGTCCACATTATCGAAGAATGGGAACAATAAAGTATTTGGTTTGAATCTCTTTCCAACGAAGTAAACGTCTCTGGTTCTCATGTAAGGAACAAGACCAACTTGAATGATCTTGTCGTTTACGGATTGACGAACTGATCCAGGAACGATTGTTGTTGTGATTGCGGTACGTGTTTGTCCGTGACGAACTGAGGTTGTGGTTTCTACAGTCTGACGACCGGTGTTACCTTCTCGAACGACTGTTTGAATTGTTGGAACACCATTCCAGACTCCGGCTCTATTTCCACCGGTCACATTTACGATTCTTGCTTGTGCTGGAACATTCTCCACTTCTCTCGAAGAAGAAGTCTCACCTGTCCAAGTTGTTTGCCATTCGGACCAAACGGTTCCGAAGACACCATCTTGTTCAAGTTTGTGCTTCATAGCTTCAAACAAGGTATTATCTTCAATATTGATGTCTGGACGACGATCTGTATCTCTCCAAGTATCAGTACCTGGAGTCAATTCAATGCGACCAACCCAATTAAATACGTTGTAAGGATTTACATTAACAGTCTTGGAAGCGAATGGCTGTTTAATGAAATCGATTGAGGTGTAAGGAAGAGTTAAGAAATCTCCAGTCAAAGCATAATCGCTAGAAACAGCAGAGTTACCATTATCTGGATCAACTGCTTGGAATTCCAAATCAATATGCTCTTGTGTGAAGAATGGACGCATTTCACCTTTGTTTGCGTCGATAGCTGCCAAGTAGTCAGGATCGAAAACATCTCCAATTCCGTGACCTACGAACGAATCTACAATGAAACCATTCTTGTATCTGTTCAAACCAGTGGCCGCATCTGGGATCTCAAGATCCGCAGTTTCTTTTTCAGCCATGGAAAGAGTAGCGTAATACTCTAGGTTTTCGATTCTCTTTTCAAGTTTACCGATATCTCGCATTGTGTAGCGACGGTTATCGATATGCTTGGTCTTAATATCGGTTGTTGCGAATGTATATGCTGGAATTGAAAGAATGTAAAGAACCATTCCTTCTTTAGGATCTTCTGGTGGTTGTGGGTTTTCGGAAGCAACACCTTCAATAACTCTAAACACACCTTTCTTGTCCAAATAGATCTTATCGATGCGGTTCAAATAGAATTGATAATCCGCACGGATAGATTCATTTGGTTGAATGATTTCAGATTGTGCCAATGTTGGGAATGTATCGCTTGTGTCCTCTGTTCGTGGACGGAAGTCCAAACAGTCTGCCAAGAAATAAACATCTCCAGTATCATTGGAGCGATATACAGGAATATCTTTGTATGCGATCTGGTTAACGTTGTAGGAATCGACGGAGAAGTAATCACCACCGGCGCCGTGTTCAAAGTATTGGTATTCAACACTTAAAGGTGAAGTTGGTTCAACAGCACCACTCTTTAAGTAAAGACGACCCTGTTGGTAATGTGTGTCTCTTTGTCCGTTATCAAGATAGAAACGGTCAGTTACGTCGGCTGCTGTTCCATCGGTGATGGAGTTGATTGCAAAGATATCAATCCTTTGCATTACAACAGCTTGTCCAGATGAATAGGATAACGAATCAGTTTCGGTTTTTAATACCTTTGATTTTTGGGCAGCGATCTGCTTTACAACTGGAGCAATTAACTTAACCGCCTGTCCATTGTATGCAGAAAGACCAGAAATTTGAATGTAACCGGCACCAATAATGATTGTGTATGCCGAAAGGTTGATGATATCACCTATTCCCGCACCACTTGTAATCGACAATGAATAATCGGTGGAATTGTAAGAGCCAAACTCTTCGCTAGAACCTAAGTTGATGATAAGCTCACCAGCACCAGAAACTGCGGTATCAAACACCCTCTTCACTGTGTAAGTGGTATCAATTACATTTCCTGTTCCCTTTACAGTTTTGATTCCGTTATGAGGAATCTTGTAAATAAGAGCATTATTACCGGAATCATGAGAGTAAATCTTGTTTACAATTCTTGCGGAGTCTGATGTATCTAATGAACCAGAAACATAATAGTCGATGGTTTCATTAAGCTCGATCTTTGGATAGGTTGTCGCACCTTTGGTGATTAATGATCCAAGTGCTTCTTCCCAGTAAACAATTTTCTCACGGCGTGCTCCGTCTTTGGAGCGAATTTCATCTCCAACAGCAAGAGCACCGCGAGCTGGTCCGATAAGAATGTTTTCTTTACATACGTCTCCAGTTAATGCTGGAGTTCCTGCTGCATAATAAGACTTTACATCCTCAAATGAATTTCCAGAGACCATCTGAATATTAAAAATGTATAGGCGGTAAAGTGAGTCAGTATCACCAGGAGTACCAATGATTGGTTCAAAACCACGAGCATTTGCGGTACCGATTAGGTTACCGGATCCAGGATCAGCACCAGGAGAAGCGTTTACAACCGAGTATAGGTTGATCTCCTGATACGATTCGATAGAAGGGATATTATAAACATTAGATACATAAACCCAATTTCCCAAGTTAGCTCTAATAGAGCCATTGTTAACTGTTGTTGTTTCGCGGGCCTTATTTACATCCACATAAGTGGTCGCAAGTGTTTCTAATTCGTATCCGCTTACATAAGCCTTAGAAGGTTCAATACCGATAGCAAGTTTTGTCTCATCTCCACCTAATGCAAGAGTATAAACTCCGCGATTGGTAAGATCGTTCAAATGCTCACGGATATCAATTCCGAAAGAACGAAGATAATAATCTCCAGATTCATCGGATGTTCTGCGTGCTAATGTGTCCTCAAGTAAGGAGTAATCGGTATTACGAACCTGAGAGATTCTTTTTCCATTCTCAAGGCGTAACAATTCCACGAAATCTTCGTTGGCTGTTGCGCTTGAAGTATCCGAGGAACGCTTTACAAGAATTAACTCCAACTTATAACGGTGAGCACCAGGAGCAGCAAAGTTTGAAGAACCTTGTGCATTATCGTTTAAGGAATCATCGTCGGATGGAGTAACAATAGATTCAACAATTTGTAAACCTACGCGATAGGTAGGAAGTGCGGTGTACTTGTCCAAAATGATGGACTGTTTGTCTACTAAGGCGAAGAATCCTTTAATGTAGTAGGTACCTTGCTCGATTAACGCAACCGAACCAAACCCAATTGGATCTTCGTCGGAGTCTTCGATTTGTGCAAGTTCGATAGATGTTCCGAACTTCTTAATGTTTTCCGCTTCTACAGGTATAATTGCATCGATATCACCTTCACGGAAAGACTTATCTTCACCATCTGTTCCAGATGAAAGATACTTAACGTAAAGGGTATATGGATCAGTGTTTTCTGGAGCAACTACTTTAAGAACCTTTGCCTTGACTCCGGAAGTAGCACCTTCGATGAAGATTTCTTCACCTTCATTGTTTGCGTCATCAGGATCAATCGAAGAAAGATCAACAGGAAGACCATTGAAGGTTGACTTCAATTTAACATAGGCATATTCCAAATCATATGCAATATGACCTGGGATAACCATCGCGCCGTTTGAGAAGATGTGATCCGCAAACTTTTCGCGTTGATTGTCTTGGATGGTCTGTAACTGTGTTAGCTCACGAGCCTGGACTGCTGTTCCTGCTCTGAAAGGAATTCGATAGAATTTCTTCGCTGGATCAAAGTCATCGTAATATGGAGCAGTGTTTAGAATAGGTGGCATCGTTATTATTTATACCCTAGAATTCTACTATAACCTTAATTTCTTCTGTTTGGTTCGCTGATCTTGTGATGGATCGTCTGTGATCCATATAAAGAATCTTTCCCGAATCTAATTCGATATCAGGATATTTAATGTATCCAATGACATATTCGCTGGTGTCATCAGGTAAATCATCAGGATCCCAAGTTTCTGTCATGGTAGCAACCTTAGTTGTACCTTCATATGATTCTACAATTCGAATTTGGTTGATTGCTGCACCTGCTGTAACCTTGATAACGGTAGAATAGCCGGACAAAGTTATATCGGAAGGTGCTGTTGGATCTAAAGTGATTGTTGTAGTACCACCGGACGCTGCTGTATCGGTTGATCCTGTTCCGATATCTAATAGTCCAGATGCGGTTGAAATTGCACCCTCTACTTCATCACCTGGATGAAATTCTCCAACTACATTTGAAAGACGGAGAACTTCTGTTCCATCCCAATCTATAACTCTTCCAGTTGCTCCGGAGATTGAGCCGGTAACAATTTCGTCGGCCTCAAAATCTCCAACAACGGATGAAAAGAATAGATTAGTGGTCTGAGAAAGTGATTCGGAAGTTAAAGCAGAACCATCTAGGTAATCTAAAGGATTCTCTAAAAGTCCAATTTGACGGAAATCATTTGTAATCGAGAATATACCATCGGTGTCATCTACGAAACGAGTAACCAAAATAACATGATGACCACCCAATTCATAGGCAGGATTATGCCCATGGCCGCCTGGAGGAGATACAATAGGATTTGCTGTTGCTGTTGTTCCTGTTGTTGGTGGTGCAATCGTTGCAGTCGCACTTCTATATCCGGAACCTCGATTGGTAATAACAACCTGATCTAATGTTCCAGAAACGATAGTAGCATAGGCGGTTGCACCAGTTCCAGATCCTGTAATTGTAATTGCAATAGTAGAACCTGTATATCCGGTTCCCTTTTCTGTCAATTCAATATAATCGATACCATAATCTGTGGATCCAGTCGAACCTGTCGCCTTTACAGGGATATATTCGTTGGTATTAAACTTATATACATCGGATGTTACAGTGTAAATATATTTCCAAAGATACCCATCGCTGGTTGCAAAGATGTTCTTTGCTTTACCGGTTGGTTTAAATAGAGAAGGCTTACCCTGTGCATTACCGATACACTTATAAACGTTCCAATCATCAGTAACAACGTAAAAAGGATATTCTTCGTTTGCTGGATCAAATAAAACGCTGTTGTGCTTATATGGAGAGTAAACAGAAGAAATCTTCCAGTCAATGCGACGAATCACCTGATAGACATCGTTCGCAATTACTCTTTTAAGGTATTGCATGTTATCATAAGCACCAATTTCTGCTTGAATCCAATCGCTTGGAACCGGTGGGGAATCTTCATCATCCCAAGGAAGAGATTTTCCTATAAAGGTATAGATGAAATTATTTTCTTGACCAACTCGGTCAACGAATTTCTTCGCAGCGGTAACACGGAGATTGTTCTGGATGATAGCACTCATATCTTTATTTATTAAGGTAGAATAACAGGTCTAGAAGCCAATGCGGATTGTAAACTGTTATAAATTCCTACAACCTCATCATCGGTTAACAAACGTTCATAAATCAAAACATAAGCAACCACACCGTCTAAAAATGGTCTTCCTGGTAAAGGTTCAACAATAGTTACTTCGGTTGTTGCTGCACCATCCCATGGCTTATCCCAAAATTCTGATTCATCATAGAACGAATCAGTATAGGTTGTAACCGTGTTGTATGAGCCAGAACCCCAGTATAGATTAAGTCCGTATAAAATTTGCCCATATAGAGAAGAACCAGACGTAGGTGGTACATAGCCCTGATTACCGATGAACCACCCCGTCGAATTGTTGTTGATTCCGATTGTGAACGGATCGACACCAAAAGTATTTACAATTGGAGCAGTTAGATTGTAATTTGCTGTAACTGTTCCTCCTCCATATCTTAATGTAGCCATATTCCAAGCATCTACAACAATTGTACCAGCAGGATAATCTGCTGTCATGTTGTAAGTTACTCCGGTTGTGGTTCTCATTTGCGCTCTTGTTTTTAATGAACCATCTAAATCAACATCAACAGAATATCCAGTTGTTGTGGTATCATTATCAATATCAATACTACCCAAAATGGAAGTATCTGCTGTGATAGAGTTCATTTTGAAAATGACAACAACGGATTGTTCTAATGGATTAATTGGTACAGTAGAACAATCGCAGAATGTTCCTTCAAATGATACACCAGTGGTTATGAAAGCAGGATCATACCCATCTACGGAAGAAGTGTTTCCTAAAATTCCATTATATGTTGGATCTGCTGTAATATCGTAAAGAACCTGTTCATCCGCTCCCTCCAACATATCGTATTCAACGATGGCTTCGGGAACATTATAATCCGGATTGTACGCTCTTACATAAGGATCTGGAGCAAGATTAGTTCGTTTAAGGGGAGAATTGATAACATCCCCAATAACTGTATCAGACCAATTCATGATCTGAGTATTTGGAAGTCCCCAAGGAGAAACCCAATAACCTGCATTAGGAGCAGGGAAGGTCATGTTGTAATCAGGACGTTCTCTATTTCCATCATAAGGTGGGTACCAGAACTTATTTCGTTCTAGAGTCCTATGAGTTGGACCAATTTCAACTTTGTTCTCAATTAATACAGAACCGAATAGAATAAGACCAGCGGGATGAAGGATCTTCTTTACAATGTCTCGGTAGTTAGAAAGAGCCTGTGTGGACTTTAGAACATAAGAGAATACTTGGTAATAATAAGAATCCTGAAGATATTTGTCAGAAGATAAGAAACCGTCTGTCGTTACCCATTCACCTGGGAATTGAAACACAGGTCCTAATATGGATGTTGCTGTTGCTCCAGTTCCTGTTGCATTAGGAAATGTAATTGTAGGAGGTGTATCCGTTCCTGTTGTGATACCTGGATTGGTAATCTTTACTTTGTAAATTCCACCATCAATTTGTCCAGCTACGATTGCATGATAGGAGGTTGAATCGGTAGTTAATCCACCTTCGAAATTGATTGTAACTCCGCCTTCTGAGTTATAATCTCGTCCAACATTATCAATAACAATCGATTCAAGTTCGGTTGGTACCAAATATGCTCTAACTAATGCATTTGAACCTGCATTACCATTAGCCGAATCATCAAAAGTAATTGTAGGTATTTCCGTATATCCGTCACCAGATGTGATGATGGTTATTTCTGTTATTTCTCCATTAACAACTGTCGCTACCGCAGTTGGGGTATCAGACGTTACTGGAAAAACAACTGTTGGTGGAACAGAATCATTATATCCAGAACCACCATTTAGAACTTCAATTCTAGAAACACCAGTAGAAACTAATGTAGCATGTCCTTTACCACCGAAACCTGTTCCAATAATTGTAATTTTAGGAACAGATTCATATCCTGAACCAGGATCTAAAACTGTAACCGTAGATAACAAAGGTCCACGAATTTCTTCTACTTCGGCTTCTTCACCTACACCAGCTCCAGAAATTGTAATTGTATCACCTACGGTGTATCCAGTTCCTGGAGCCGTGATAGTGATGGATGTCATCAAATTATATAACGGTGCTGAAACTGTTGCAGATGTTACAATTTCCTCATTAGAGAATGTACCTATGATGTTATTAAGGTATAACTCACCAACAGGAACTCCATCGATATTGATAAGGTAAGCATTTTCAACTGCTGCTGTTGCACCAGAAGTCGCACCTGTTATTTCTCTACCAACAAAGTCGAAAATATCGATGTCGGTTGTGTCTACTCGGATGATATTGTTGTATGTCCATTTACCATCAGAAGCATATAACATATCCACTTTTGGATAATAGAACTGCACGTCCTCATTGAAAAGGACACGGAAAAGAAGTTTGTAAGACTTTTCTGAACCACGAGAGGCATAGAACTTCTTGGCGTTCTTGAGTAAGGTAGACTTACTTACGGATACACCTGAGTTTGCGATATCATCGTATAACTTTGTTGGAACGTTTTTAAGATATTGGTCCTCAAAATGAGAAACGAACAAGGTAATGGTCTTATCAATGTCACGATAATCCCTAATCTTGCTTGCGTGGAATAAAGTATTATTCGACGCTTCCATCCATTCAAAGTAGGCTTCTAAAAAGTCCGCGAAATTTTGATACGAGGATTTAGCCCAATCTGGTAATTGGGTAAAGATGCTAGATGATACTAGCATATTGCTAGGATAATCGGCCCAAACTGGTTCAGCCATTTAGACTATCTCCGAAACCATTGACACCGTAATATCTTCATCAAGGACAGTAATAATATCGTTACGGGAAGGAATGATATCTGTATTTGTTGGTTCTGCAATCAATTTAAGAATAACTCCACCACCGACAATTTCATTAGGAATGAATCCGGTGATGATAACTTTACCAGTATCATAATCAATTGTTCCAGAATCTTCTTTTACAACCAAACGATTGGATTGGAAGATTTTATAGATCTGAATTCTTCCATTTCCATCATCTTGAAAATAATGCTCGTCTCCAATATTATAAGCGATTCTCGCATCTTCCGTTACAATGAATGCATTGGAATTTAATGTATCCGGACGAATAGGATTGTTGAAACTAATTTCGTAACGATCTCTGGTTTCAAGACGAACTTGTTTCTCCTTTCTCATCTTAATGGATGTGACGTTGGAAAGAATAGACTTTTCGGCTGTATCGATGGCGTAAAGTAACTGAGAATAACGGAAGGTACTTTCAAATTGATCGATATTGGTATTAACGAAATCTTGAATCTGTGTGATAACCTCAGCCTTGATTGCATCCGAAGTTAAAGAGGTAATCTTGTAGTTGTACTTAACCGAAGATGTAACAGTTAAGTATAGGTATTCAGGATCAATGATTGTTGGAAGAATAGAAACCACATTATACTTGGAAAGAATATTCTGGATGATATCGTTCTTTGTGTTGTTGGTCAACACAAATCCTTCTACTGGTTTGATTGAAATGAATACTTTACCGTAGATAGGTGGGTCATTATCCTCACCACCCCAAATTGCAATAGAATCTGCATTAGGATATTCACGAGTCAAGATGGTTTTATAATCGGCTACGGTTACTGCGCGGTTTTGTGTTTCGAAATTTTGAGGAGCAGTAAATTTGATGGACTCAATAGTTTCGCGTTCAGCGCCACCATAAGCAGCATTCACGGTTTCAACTGTGATGTCACCGTAGCCACCAATTGTAGACGACGCAGAGAACTTTGTGGAAGCTGTTGCTCCGTTACCTGCTTTGTTTGCATCCACACCTTCTGTAACCAAATACTCGATTCGAACGATGTTACCATCGGTCAACTTCTTACCTACAACACCATCCCCAAAATATAGCTCATACCAGCGATTTTCTACTTCTTGAAGAAAGTATACGGCTGAGTCTGGAGTTAAAAGGTTAAACTCTGTCATCAACACAAAAGACTCCGTTGTGTCATCCACGCTGGAGTTTTGTACTGTAACTGTAATTGTACCTGTATCAACCTTATCGGAAGGAATAATGAAACGTTGACGTGTGGAAGTATTTACCGCAAATGTTAAAGTTTGTAAAGTTCCTTGACGAATTGTTAATTCTGGAGCAACATAATTTCCGGAATCAGCAACAATGGTGTATGCGTCCATGTTAACGAATGGATATGAAACACCATCAATTGTTGTGGTGAAAATAGTTCCTTTGTCGATAACGATTGTAGCTGGAGTATCTGGAGCAGGATCTACGGTTACTTCGATCACCGCTGTTGCCGCATGACGGGAAACTGGTGTATATCCCACATGCTTCGCATGTGAAACGATGGACTCACGCAAGTCTGCGGAGTCCAAAAACATTTCGTTTGCGATCATGTTCAAGTATAACGATAGGTAATGCGAATTGTATGCAAGGATTTCAAGCAATAAGGATAGGTTCGATCCCTCGAAGTCCCAATCCGTGAACTCGGCTCGTCCTTGAAGGTAAGATTTTAGAGACGCCTTTAATGCATCAAAATCCAATTCTGAGACGCGGAGCTTGCTTGTTGTGTTTGCCATTTAAATACCTAATAGTTTTAATTGTCTGATGGAGTCTTCTGCGGAAGTATGTAGAATTCCGATCCCACCGTGTTCGATCCATTCTTCTATATTTCTTCGATAGTCATCAATCAAAACCGAAGTTGGAGAAGCATAATCTTTTTTATGGACACGCTTTACGCAATGGAACTTTTCGATATCATAATTCCTATCTGCGTTGTTGATTACCCAATAGAACTTTCCTAATGCCGCTTTAGATTCTTCTCCGGACCATGCGGTTAAAACATGAGGATTATAAGGAGCAATATAATTCCAAAGCTGTCTGAAATCTGGCATCATCGGCATATGCGACCAAAACTTAGGATCGCTATTGAAGTAATCCCAATCCTCATCTGTTAGAGGAATATGAGTATTAGCATCCTTCTCTGCCATTTCTTTTGGGTAACGCTGTACAAGAATGGAGTCAAAATCAGTCATCACTCCATCCATATCACAATATATAGTATACACTATCTAGTCCTTTCTAAAAATAGATCAAAGGTTATTGGTTCCAAAGTATTCTTAATGTAAAATTCGATTCTTGCTTCGTATCCATTTTCATCTGGAGAAACTTGAACCACTACATTTTTAACACTGATTCGTGGTTCAAAATTTGTCAATACGTTTATAATTGAGTTCTGTATATTTATTTGAGTTACAGGAGTAGCATTCTCGAACAACAACATAGTAACCACAGAGCCAATTTCGGGATGAAATTTACGCTCATAGTGTTGTCCTAGGATTAGATTCTTTACCGAATTCTTAATTGCTTCGGCGTCCGTCAGTGTAAGAAGGTCTTTCTTAACAGGATGAACTGTGAATCCTAAGTCTAAGTCGATATAACTTCTGGTTGCCATACAGATATTTATATGAGGATACAGCCGTTAATCTTCAAAACGATATAGGCTCCGAATACTGCTCCAGAGAAAAACACCCAAAGCAAACCAGGTAAGGTAAGATTGAATCTATTCATCGAACCTCCACTTCATAACTGCATCCTGGACAGTCAATCCATCTATAAGTGTCTTTTCCTCCACCGTAGTCCCAAACAGCTCTGGACCTAACATCCTTTGGAATATATTGGAGTTTAACTCCACAATGTCGGCAAATGACTTCCTTAAATACCGATTTATCTGGCTTAGGATCTATAATTGTAACCATATTACCATCCTTGGTTGGGAACCGGCATGTATACTTGAACTTGGTGACGAATTTCGTTCTTTACTTCTCGTTTTGTATTCCAAGAAGCTCGACCGAACCAACGCCAGCCATTCTTTGTTGCAGGATTGCCTTTATGAAAGGAATGACAGTCGAAGAAGATAATCTGATTGGTTGGAGCTTTTACTTCATAATAAGGATTATCAACCAAAATATTTTCAATCTTCTCATCCCAAACCTTATAAATGGTTCCTTCTCCTACAGAGACATCTTCTAGTTCTAGATTTCCGCTAAAGAAAGAAGTCACACTGGCATCTCCAACAAGAGCCATTGCATGTTCGCTTTGGTATTCTGGGTTTTCATGATCGGGTTGTCCATCTACTCTGGTTCGAGGAACATCATCAAGATGCCAACCAGGAATACAAGGATACCATCCAGGCATCAACATATGGACACGAGAGTCAAAGATGAAATCCTTACGCTTTGTGATATAATCTGGAAGTTTAAGTAGAAATTCTCTGGTAATTTCTCCACCTTTTTTCCAAGCATAATCAAAATCAGCGGAGAAAAGCATAGGCTCATCTTTCACTTCTTTTTCAGTACGGTCAAACATGAATTGTCCGTGTTGAAACCCACTTATAAAGTGTAACATAATATACCTTCTAATTCACAAAAACGTCTGGAGATCCTTGCTGAGTTACTGTAAGACATGAGATCGGATCACCTGGTGATCTTCCTGCCTGTTTGTTGTTTACAAACACATCTGGAGATCCCGAAACTAGAATCGCTCCAATATGTGGAGGGGAACAATGGGAAGCCCATGTATCACCTTGACGATGCCATGCTTTGTTGTTCACAAATACATTAGGAGACGCAGTAATATTTGGGCGAGGAACGCAGGGAATCTCCGGATGTCCGGCGCAAAGGTCTCCTAATCTACAAGCTAATGGCATAATTCTCCTATTTAATTGATTGGACTAGTTTTTGAAGTTCTTCAATCAACTCCAAAGCTCGTTGAATCTTGTCTTTATTATCTGGAACTTCTTTAACCGGTTCATATACGGTCTCATCAGGAGCCCAATTCGTTGTCATCATCGGTTTTACTTCCTCCACATGGTAGTAATAAATCGGTTCTTTATGATCGAACGGATTTTCAATACCCAAAGACTTTGCATAGTCAATCCATTCTTGTTTGGATGCTCGGCTAACGATGCGGACAATTCCTAGTCTTTGAGGTTTACCCCTTTCTCGAATGTAAACTTCAACTTGTTCACCGTATTTCTTTTCACTAAAATATCCGTCAATCATTATTTCCCGACTTTCGTTTGAGCATCCGCAATCAAATTGCGTGCCCATCCAATAAACTCACGTTCTCTTGGTTCATAAACCTTTTCTAATCGTTTGATGAGCCAAAGATCCATAGCGGTATCGTCTAATTTCTTAAAGTCTTCCATAATATTCATTCCTCTGAAATTTTCTTTCTTCGTTCTTGATCCATTTTATATAGATACTCAATATCCTTTAGAGCGGATTGTAGTGCTCCTAATTCTCTAGCAGCACCAACACATTCCTTATTAGGATATTTATTTTCCAACCAACTAATTCTAGTTTTCAATTCTTTAATAACGTAAGATCTTCTCATAATATTCCTTTCTATGGGTTAATATGAACTGGATTACCGATGATTGTTGTCTGACCACCGGATTGTGAAAGATGAGTTCCTGTAACTTCGTTACGGTAATTTCCTGCAATTTTAAGAGTGTAATTACCACCGACAGCATGATAAACATTTCCATCAGTCTTCAATGCCATATCTTCGTTAGTATGAAGCTCTGTATTACCTTCAACATGACCTACAAGATTTCCATCAATTTTCGCAGAGACGTTACCCGAAACATCCAGAGCAACATCACCCCCAACGCTGATGTCAACATCTTCTCCAACTTCCAAAATAACATCGCCATCCACTTTAGCGTCGATATCACCCTTGACCCATGCGAGTACATTTTGCTCCACTTCTAAATTAACATTGGTTTTAGCTAGAATGTTAATATTTCCATCTACTGTAAGGTTGCAAGTTCCTTGAACGTGAATATTATTATCCACTAAGATAATTTGAAAGTTATTGCGGACAACTTTTGTAACAACAGTTCCATCGGGATGTATTTCCTCGAAGGACCCTGTTCTATGATAACGATGGAGTCTTTCTGCTCCTGGTGTATCATCAACTTCGCAAATGTGTCCGGATTCAGATTCGTTAACATGGTTGAAAGGGTAGATGGAATTGTAAGATGTTTCCGGCTCATCCCAAGTCCCACCCGCTCCCAAGCCTGTTTTAATAGCCTTATCTCGTTCATCCTTTTTCACCTTAACAATGGTTCGTGTAACGTCCTGGTTGCGAGCCAAACGATTTGTATCTGGTTCATTTAGAACGTTGGAGTATGTATCGGATACTTTAGGAAATGCAGATGGAGTTCCCTCAGTGAGAACTGCTCCGGTGCCGTCGTTTGGATATCGCTTAGTTTGCAGCTTTTTAGGAAATTGTGAAAAATCGGTTCTTGGATCGTAGAACCCTTTATTAGGACGTGCAGCTTCTTCTGGAATTCCAGGT